AGCCGGTGGAGTGCATGCGCCGGCCAATGCTCAACAACTCCTCCCCTGGCCAGGCGGTCTACGAGCCGTTCTGCGGTTCCGGCACCAGCATCATTGCGGCCGAGACCATCAGCAGGACCTGCCACGCCATCGAGATCAGCCCCGCATACGTGGATGTGGCGATCACACGCTGGGAGCAGTTCACGGGCAGACAGGCGACCCTGGAACGCGGCAGTCGCTCCTTCGCCGAGATCGCGGCTGAGCGTCAGGAGACCTCCGGGCCTCAGAAGGAGGCAGCCTGATGACGACCAAGGCTGCCATCCTGTCAGCGATCCGACAGAAGTGTCTCGACTGCTCGTGCTTCCAGCCGAGCGAGGTCAGGGAATGCCCGGTTGAGGCGTGCGACCTGTGGCCATTCCGCTTCGGGACCGACCCCTTCCCCAGCCCAAACCGAGGTTTCGCCAAATCGCCCGTCCACACGGCCGATTCTGGAAAGGGCGGGCACTTGGCTGAGTGCATCTCGTTGCAGGTGACCTGAGGTGGGTCGCAGCGCGCACGAGCCTGATCCCTTCCATCGCCGACAGGTGGAGGCCATGGCGGCCTTTGGTGTCCCCGAGGTGAACATCGCCCGAGTGGTCGGGATCGATGCAAAGACCCTCCGCAAGCACTATCGGGAAGAGCTCGACACAGGGCAGACCAAGGCGACGGCAAAGGTCGCCGAAAGCCTCTTCCGCAAGGCAACCACCGAAGGCCCCCAATCCGTCACCGCCGCAATCTTCTGGCTGAAGACCCGTGCCGGCTGGAAGGAGACCAGCGTGCAGGAGCTGAGCGGGCCGGACAAGCGCCCGATCATCGTGAAGCTGAAGCATTACGTGTTGTGATGGGACGCGCCGCACACCGATCGGATCAGACGAGCCGCCGCCAGGTCGAGGCGATGGCCGGCTACGGGGTCCCCGAAGCCGACATTGCGGGGGTGATCGGCGTCGACCCAAAGACGCTGCGAAAGCATTACCGGCAGGAACTCGACCACGGGCACGTCAAGGCCAACGCCAAGGTGGCGGAAAACCTGTTTCGGAAGGCCACGGGGGAAGGCCGGTAGGCGGTGATTGCCGCGATCTTCTGGCTGAAGACCCGTGCGGGCTGGAAGGAGACCAGCGTGCACGAGGTGAGCAGCCCAAAAGGACAATCCTTGGAAGTCTCGGTCGTGGCGCCAAGCGCCAGAGAGCAGCTCGAGCAGCGGCTTCGCGGCATTGCCGAGCGTGTCGCCAACCGGGAGCCGGTGGCGAAAACAATCTGATATGCGGAAGCCCAGGCACATCCCCGATTCCACCCAGCGGCGCCAGATCGAGGCAATGGCGGCCTATGGACTGCCGGAGGCCGGCATCGCCAGGATTGTGGGGATCGAGGCCAGGCTGCTTCGAAGGCACTACGGTGAAGAGCTCGACACTGGGCAATTGAAGGCAACAGCGAGGGTGGCCGAAAGCCTGTTCCGGCGCGCCACCAGCGAAGGACCGCAGTCTGTCGCAGCCGCCATCTTCTGGCTCAAAACCCGAGCGGGGTGGAAGGAGACCAGCGTGCAAGAGCTCAGCGGCCCCGAAAAGACTCCCATCATCATCGAGCAGGTGAGATTTGGAGACGATCCACCGCCGAAGTCGTCTCATCCCAACATACCGGCTCGTTCTCATTTGGAGCGGAGCTGATGGCGCGACCTCGCCATGAGCCGAATGCCTTCCACCGCCGTCAGGTCGAGGCAATGGCTGCCTACGGCGTTCCCGAGAAGGACATTGCCAGAGTTATCGGCATCGACGCGAAAACGCTCAGAAAGCATTACCGCGACGAGCTCGACACCGGTCAGGTGAAAGCCACCGCGAAGGTTGCCGAGAGCCTCTTCCGCAAGGCCACGACCGAAGGCCCGCAATCAGTCACAGCTGCGATCTTCTGGCTGAAAACTCGCGCCGGCTGGAAGGAGACCCAGGTCCAGGAGCTTTCCGCCAAGAGCGATAGCATCATCACTATAAAACACGTGATCGTGGACCCGCCAGTTCGACTCCAATCGCCCGACCTCACAGCGCCGTCACGGGCCCTCAGCGCCGACAACGTTCACATTCTGGAGCCGAGGAAGACGGGGTAAGGAGAGCGCCCACTCGCAGGCACGGAGGGTGGTCGCGCCAGCAGGCGACCGACGCGACTTCACCACGGTAGAGTTGGAGGGCTTCGCGACAAATTTTTCGTGGGGATACCGCGTTGACGGGCTAGGTGCCCACGAATCTTTTCGTCGCTTTTGTCGGCCGTGTAGCCAGGCTGATGCGGACAGGAAAGCACCGCGACGATGGGTTCACGGGATGCGTTCGAAGGCGACTGAAGCAAGGCCGAAGCGCCGTGTCGCAGGATACCCGGCTACAACCAAGCTCGACCCGCAGCTGTAACACCGACGGTGTGCTCGAGTGCAAATACGAGGAAATTCGGGCTTTGATCAAATCCTATGGTTGGACCATCCTCTTTTCAGGCTCATAGGCCGGCCGCGTCGGCGACTACCTGTGTGGCTTTCTCCGGCTCCTCGCGTTGCTCGGGCGACCACATCTGCTGAGGGTCGTAACGCATTGAAAAATGATCCACCGACATGCCGGCGTTCCCCGCTTGGAAATCGCGGTAGATTCCCAGTTTGACATTCAGCAGCCCCGCCTCCGCCCCCTCAACTCCGAACCGCCCCTCGACGCGCACGATCGGATTTCCGTCCGCCCAGACCTCCAAAATGCGATCGCAGCTCTCCGGGTCTGCCGGGTCGCAGGCGCCGACGATGCGGAGGTAATAGTCCATTTGGATCCAGCGGCCGCCATCGATCGACGGCAGCGAGCCGCCAAGTGGGATGACGCGGCCGGCGATACCGCAACCGTCTGGCCGAGGCGTGCCTGTGCTCATATCGCAAGTGACAGTCTCGCCTGAAGCCCACGAGGTCAGGCTTGATCCTCGATCGGGATCGCCGGTGGCTTTTGCAACAATGACACGTTCCATCCTGTTGGCGATCCGATGCCCGCCTTCGACCGTGATATGGAAGACGCCGTTGTCGAAGCGCTGCGCTACGATGGGGCTCTCATCCATGCCATGCACCTTGATCTGTCCTCCAACCCAACGCATCGAGCCGCAACGATCGATCTTGCCCTCGATCCGGAATCGGAAACTGAACCAAGTGCCGGCGCTCGCCTGAGGCCAGTCTTCGCGCCACAGCCGTAGTTCGTTCTTCTGCAGCACTTGTTTCGGCGGGATTCTGTTTGGGTCATAACGCAGGCACGGGTCGCCAGCCGGTAGAGCCATAGGCAGGTTTGCTACTTGGTACGGCAGCGGCTCGATATCGGGTGCTGGCCGGTGGCCCGCGCATTGCGTCCGAGTTTGGCAGTCGCAGGGGGGCAGTTCGACTGTATCGTCTATCCCGAAGTAGTAAGCGATATTGTCAGAGGCCTGATCCACAACGCGCGCAGCGTTCAGTCGGGCGGTCGCCTGACAGGAATTCCAAAGGGCGCTGAGCTGACCGCGATCAAACGATTCCTCGACATTGGTTTGCGCCACTGAACCGCCGACCTGCAGCGAGAGAGCCATCGCGGCGACGAACGCTTGCTGCCGGCATGTGAGCGTGGTCATGAGGGCCCCCGAAAGGATGCGCCAATTCATGCCACAATGGTGCCCGTCGGGATGTGGCCATTCCTACGCGCACATCTGGTTCTCGCGAGAGTAGGATTCGGGCCGAAACTGAGAGGAGGCTACGTTACCTCGAAACTGCTTTTCGCAGACGAGGCGCTTTGGCAGCGCTTATTATCGCTCTCGCCCTTGCATTGGATGGCGCGGCATTCGCGGCTACCGGCGGCAACTCATTCTGCTCGGGCTGCGATTGTCCAGCTCTTCCGCAAAGTCTGTTGGAAATTTCGTGCTATCTAATCGGCCGGCTAACGTCGCGCTCATCATCACGCGGGCTTTTATGGGGGGCATTTATGGCCAACTTGTCGATCTGCGCCTTTGCTATTGCAATTCTTGCATCCTCAGCAGCCGCTGGCCCGCTTCACGATGCGGTCAAGGCCGGTGATGTCGCTCAGGTCAAGCTCCTGATCGAGCAAGGCGAAAACGTAAACAAGTCGCAGTTCCCTATTGGAACCCCCCTGCACTACGCAGCGCTGTCAGGAAATGCCGAAATCGCCGAGATGCTGTTGGCGGCCGGGGCCAAGGTAGACGCCAATGAACCGATTCTGGGCACTCCGCTAAAAGCCGCCGCTCTCAAGGGGAATGAAGAAGTCGCGGCCCTCCTGATCGCCCATGGCGCTGATGTGCGGGCTAGCAGCGGGGACGGAACGACCCCTCTGCACGCTGCGGCGCAAGGAGGACATGCGTCAATGGTCGAGCTGCTGGTCGGGAGCGGGGCCGATGTGAATGCAAGAGCCGCGACCCCAGGAAGACCTCCTTACGCCCCCACACATGCGGCCGGCCAATCCTCTCATTTCGATATTGTCGACCTGCTCAGAGCTTATGGAGCGACAAATCCAATAGTTGAGCCTATCAACCAGCTTATGGCCTCCGCCGATTCGACCGCCGGCGCGACAGTTTTCAACGACGCCTGCTATGGCTGTCATTCCCTCGAAAAGGGAGGTCCGGCAGGCGTGGGGCCGAACCTGTGGGGCGTGCTCG